GTGTTAAGGACAGACATTAAGCTAGAGCCTCGCTTGCTGAAACATAAACATTCGTACCATCACAATAATAAGACACAAGGTAAGTACCTGCTGTGGACACATCCCAAGATGTACCTTTTACAATTGCACCTACCAGTGAGATGGTGTGACCAGAGTTGATAATTGTGATAAAGCCAGACTGACCAGTTGATGAGGACTCATTACTAAATTCAAGATTATCGGCAGCAGCAGGGGTGTACTTAAAGTTGTTGGCAGTATTAAGGTTAAGTGTGCCATCTGTCACAACAGAGGGTGTACCCCTTTGTGAGCCTGACCAAGAGCCATCTTCTGTCCTGTCTATTTCTCCATCAGCACCAGTAGCGCCTTGAGCGCCAGTAGCACCTGTATCACCCGTAGCACCCGTATCTCCTTGAGGCCCTGTTGCACCAGTAGCACCAGTAGGGCCAGTTAATGCTGTTAATTGTGCAGTTGTAAAATCTTCATATTCAAATGCGTCACCTTGAGGGCCTGTAGCTCCCTGAGAACCTGTAGCTCCCTGAGCACCTGTAGCTCCCTGAGCACCTGTAGCTCCTGTGTCTCCTGTGTTTCCTGTAGCACCTTGAGAACCTCTAATATCACTGGTTGTTGTAACTGTGCCATCATCAAAGGTTATGGTTAGTATGCCTGTTGCTGAGTTGTATGAAGTTGAATCAATACCATTACCCGCATCGCCTTGTGCTAATACTGGTGAGCTTCCTATATATGCCATTATGTCATCTCCATGATTGATAAACTCGCATCAAAGTCTGTGGTAACTGCTGAACCGATAATCTTGATTGCATCACCTGTCTCTAATACAATTTTGTTTCCAGACATGGTTTCAAGAGATGCTCCTATGGGCATAGGTGCTTCTTTAACAATGTAGGCATCATCACCACCTGATTTAACAATCTGAGCAGATACTTTTCTAAGGTTGTCTGAGGTGTTTGTATTGGAAATTAACAAGCCAATAATCACCGTGGTTGTTGAACTTGGAACTGTGTATACAGTCTCTCCAGTGGAACTGATGTCCGATGCGGTTTTTAATTTAAATGTATTTGCCATAATTTATCCTAGTGCTATTGCCATTGCTGTTGCTGAATCCTCGCCACCATCTGCACCGTCTTGGCCTCGTAGGTCTGACGTTGTTAGAGATGTGCCATCTGCGTAGTTGATTGTTATTTTTCCGTTACCTGCGTTGTAACTTGAGCTTGATATACTGATACCGTCATCACCGTCTTGGCCATTAGTGCCGTTCGTACCGTTATCTCCCGTTAGGCCCTGCTCTCCTTGTGGGCCTGTTGCCCCGTCATCACCATCAGCACCATCAGAACCATCAGCACCATCAGCACCATCAGCACCATCAGCACCACCAGCTATATAGAATGTAAGTGTGGATGTAGGCTCGTCAAACTCAACATAAGGAGTTTCTCCTGTAGAAAGGGCAACATATACAACACTTAGCTCAATAATTGAATCCGCTGCTGCTTCTGCTGCTACCTCAGAGGCTGAAGCTGCTACCTCAGAGGCTAAAGCTGCTGCCTCACTTAAGGCCGCTGCGTCTGCGTTTTCCTTTGCGGTAGGGGCATAGTCTACGGCTGTGTTATTTGAATAGAAACCAATATCTTTAGGCATTAATAGACCCCTGAAGTTGTGGTGACACCTATACCAGAGCCGCTATGTTCTGCCTTGTCTGCCATTGTTTGTATGTTGCGTATGGACTCTTTAAAAGCCGTCTGCCAAATACCGACACGCTCATCGTCATTTAAATAAGGAGACGCTTCCAGTAAAGCACCATACAACAATATGTCTGGGGCGTTCTCAGTAAACCAATTCTGCCCGTCTGCTTCATCTATTATACTGCCAATGTCTGCCCAGTAGTATAGCTCGTAATCAGTACTACTGTCAGGAGCAGGGTGTACTATAATTTCATTTGCTCTTCTTGAATATGTTGATGGTATCCCAGTGCCTGTTGTCTTTGACTGGTCTCTATATGAGACTCTTTTAAGACCTTTGTCTGGTGTGCCTTTTGCTGTGACGGACTTCATCTCCACATAATTAGAAGGAAGAGCCACCGCTTGGTTTGATGAAGCTACTGTTACTACAGCCTCCATAGGGGGAATGCGTAATTCCCTGTAGATGCGTAACTCTGCCAGTCTAATGAAGTCTGGAATTTGTGTTGTTAGGTCACTGCGGTCAAGCCAGTCTGCGACTGCTGCTTTGATGTCTGAGAATGTACTTAATGCCATTATAGTTTGCCCTTAGTTGTTCTAAAAGGTGAGTTCTCTGGGTTGTTTAACCATTCACGCATCCGTTCTTGGTTTCCCCATACACCCTCACGCATCATACGCTCTACTAAAATAAGGGGTATTCTTGCAACTCTGTGCTTGAATTCTGAATCCCCTTTGTAGGCGGTGTTACGGTTGTTGAATTTGAGTTTGTCGTTTCCGACTATAAGACTTTTAATTGCATCAGTGTCTTGTTCAGAGACTATTGTTAAGGAGTCATCTGCGTTCTGAATAATATTTGTTTTTACTATTTCCATATGTAAGTAAACCCCCACCGAAGCAGGGGTCTATTTAGCTACTTAAGCAGTAGTAATCTTAGCGTTAGCCGCTTCGTTACCACAGCGTAAGCCATACTCAACCACAAGCATCTTCTTATCAGAGTCACCGTCTTTCGCGATGTCTACTGTTTGGAAGTCACGTAAGTAGTCTACTGACCACATATCATGGTCTAGCATAAGAGCTGTATTAGCTGGCAAGTATCTATCCAACACTACATTGAAAGTACCAAAGTCTGATACATAGACATCAACCGAGTTGTAGACTGACTTATTGTCATCCACTACTGATTGCGTCTGTGAAGCACGACCGCTCATTCCAGTAATAAGCTTCTTAGCAGCAGCACCGACCAACAAAGTTGATGGGTCGCCACCTTGAGTCCAAGCAGCTTCAGCAGCATCAGTGATGTCAGCATCATTAAATACTCCAGCATTATCTGCTACAGCTACTGTATTAGTAGTAATGAAAGCAGAAGCACCTCTAGTAGTACGAGCTGCTGAGGCAGTACCAGCAGAAGATGCAGTAGCACTTAACAGCGCAAGCTCCATATCTCTTTTCAGTTCTTTAGATGCCTTAGCTAGTTGGTACGCCATCTCTGACTTCTTACCTGCTTTGTCTACTGCTTCGCCAGAACCAGTAACGTCCACTGTTTTAGTAGAGATTTGAGTTTGGTTGGTAACACGTACTGTGTCATCCATGTCAGCAGCTCCTGCTGCTGCACCCTCAACCCTAGCGTTTGCTGCTGCAGCCGCCAACGAATCAGTCTGCCACTCAAACAGTGTATTAGAGACAGAGCCTTTCTTCGTAATTGAAGACAGGAACGGAGTCTCTGTTGGAGAGATGTCGTAGATTACATTTGATAAATCTTCTCTTTGGCTATTAACCGTGTTGTATGTATTTTGCGTAGTTGCCATTGTTATTTCCTTATATTATAACATATCGTAAAAGATGGAAGCGGCATCATCTTGCTTACCTGACTTCCTTAACCTTGCACGCTTCTTTTTAACGGCTTCTGAATTAACATCTTCTTGAGATTTACCTCTTCCGGACTTCTGGACTTTAGGAACTTTCTTGACTGCCTTCTTCTTAGGAGCAACTTTCTTAGTAAGCCTGTCAAACTCCATAGCTTTCTTAAGTATAAGAACACTACGGTGGTCTACTAGTTGTTCAATCTCCTGTTGTTGAAAACCAACAGATGTTGCATATTTACGTATGTCATCTTTGATTGTGGAGTCTTTATCTTTCCATTCAGGAATTGCATCAGTCAGTCTTGTATACTCTTTTTGAACAAACTCAGCTCGCGCTTTATGGGCTTGCTCTTGTTGTTCCTGTTGAATATAGTGCTGTTGTTCTGATACGTTCTTTACTTTTTCCTGTGCGTCTCTGAACTCGTCCTTCTTAAGCATATATTGATAAGGGTCTTCTTCTTTTAAAGAATTCCAATCAACGCTCTCAAACTCAGATAGTTTATCATTTTGTTGCTCTTGCAACAGTTGTAAACCGTTTGCGTACATTTGCCTTTCTTGCTCTAGCTGCTGGCGCTCGGACTGGATGTTCTCCGTCTCCTTACGTTGCTCTGCTAGTGCTTGGGACTTACGAGTATAGTCAGCCTGTCTCTGGTATCCGTTTCTTAGCTCTTCGATTGAAACTTCCAACTCCTCGCCATCCACCTTAATGGTGTACTTGAGGTCATCTTCGTTTACTATCTCAAACTCTTCATCAGATTCCTGTTCCTCTTCAGATGTTTCTTCTTCAGATTCTTCGACCTCTTCTTCAGCTTGTCCTTCCGGGGCTTCTTCTTCAGTCTCTTCGGCTTCCTGTGTTTCCTCCACTACTTCCTCGTCACTCTCAGTAGTTTCGGCTACCTCGTCTGTAGGTTGCTCTTCCGAGTTCCACATATTAAGGATTTCATTTGCTGCTTCTTCAGCAGAACCTTCTTTTGTTCTTGCGAACGTGTCATTAACTTCTTGGGTGTTCTCTGCAGAATCCATTAGTTACTCCTCTCACTTAGTTTAATTTAGTTTTGCTTCAGCCCTTCTCGCTGTGTTCAGCAAACTTTCCTGTTGTTAGAACTGACTCAACATATTGTTCAATTAGTTCTACAGCTTTGATGGCCATGTAATAACCATCTCTTTCATTGGCTTCTTCATACTCTGTATTCAGTAACCTATTAACCAATTCTTTACGCACATTTATAAAAGCTTCTGTGTAAAGCGGGTTGTTTAATAAATCTTTAGCCTGTTGTCCTCTCTTTAGGTCTTCCCTCTTGCTCCCCATACCTCTCCTTAACCGTTACCGATTTTAACCGGCCTCTCTTGTTCTCTTTCTAAAATTAATTCTTGTTGCTTAAGCGCCAAGTCAGCCTTCTTAATCTCAAGCTCTTGTGCTTTAATCTGCATCTCTACCCTAGACTCTTCAGCCTTAAGGCTTAGTTCTTGTTGCTTAAGCTGCGACTCTAGCTGCATCTCTTGTTGTCTCAAAGCAGCCTCTTGCTGCATCTTTTGCAACTTAAGTTTAAGCTCTTCTGCTTTAAGCTGCATCTCTGCTTGTTTAGCTTGGTCTTCTGGACTAGGACCTTGTTGTTGTGGCATAGGAGCATCACCCGGGTCTGTAATAAAGTCATCTACATTCTTCATTCCCATTGCTCTTACTTGCTCAGCTACTAAGTTATAAATATTCTTAGGTTTGATAAGCATACCACTTACTGGGTGTTGTGCAACCATTTGCATTGTCTGCGCTAACCTTCCTAGGTGCATAAGGTTCATGTCCTTATTACCAAAACCAAGGCCTACTTGTGCAGTACAATCAGCTTTCTCTCTCCAATCTGCAGGGTACAGTGTAACCCACTTATTGTTTAGACGTACAATCTTCTCAGGCTTCTCATATTTCTGTACTAGCTGGTAAACAGACTTAGCCAAGTCTTTCACACCTGTCTCAGCAAACACACGAGCAATGAGTTCAATCTTTTGCTGGGCAGCAGACATAACTTGTCCAACACCTGTTGCTGTTTGATGTGACTTAAGGCCGCCTTCACTCAGTCCCATGCTATTCTTACTAACGCCTGTTCGTTCCTCACGGATACTGTCCAAGTAACCTAGCATGTTGAACGAATTAGCATCTAACTGTGGAGTATTTAAAGGACTAACAGCGCCTTGTGAGCGCACTCTTACAATACCACCCGGCCTAGCTGTCATCAGGTCATCTAAGTTTGCTTGTCCCTCTACTACTTCATAACGCCCGTTGTTTGTTAGGTACATATTATCTAACAAGTTACGCATTAAAGTAGTCTTAATTAGTTGAAGGTCAGAGATGATGTCATAGACACTCAGACCATAGAACTTATGAGGCATTGGGATAGGTGTAAGGGAGGAGAAGGGAACACTATCCACGGCCTCATTATCCAACAGTTCATTTCCAACCTTCGTTATTTTTCTTAACTCGTCAATACCATCATTATCAAAGTCTACACGCACATAGCATTCTGTAACCCAAACACCATCATCAACATCTTCAGGTGTTGTGTTCTGCTCGTGACTGAAACGCGCTAGTCTTTCTGACGTGAAATCAGCCTCGTGTGCACCAAAGGCACGCTCAATCTTGGCTTTAGAATGGCCTTGTTGTAGTAGCTCAGACTTAGTACGCTTGACCCTGTGCGCAACAAACCTAGCATCTTCAATTGTTTTTGCATATTTATTAATTAAGAATTCTTCAGGAGGCACGTTCTCAATTCTTACTTGACCGTCCTCGTATGTTCTGTTTACAACCACATCATGTAATACTTGTTGTGGTACTAGTGATAATACATCTTCCTCTTCACCACCATTTACTGTATGTTCTTTTACTTCTACGTTGTCATCAGCTAGAAGAGCAAAGAACTCTTCCTCAGTAAGGTTTTTGTATTCCTCTCTAAGTACTTCAGTAGTATCATCCCAGTACTGCTTTACAATACCATTCTTCTGTAGTAGTGCATCCTTGAACCAGTTATATATAATACTGAATCCCGGGTTCTGGCGCATCATTACATAATTTGTGTAATCTGTAGCTTGTTCTGCGGATTCCATGTCCTCTGGGCCTTGTGGCTCAAACTTCACTACCTTATCACCACCTGTGAATATCTTCATCAGGCTTGGCATAATCCATTCTATTACATCAGCTACATCTCTAGTGACAATCTTAGAGCGACCTTCTTGTTCGTTACCATATTCTTTACCATAGTACCTGTCAAGAGCGTCGGCTCTTTGTTGTGAGAGCTTGCCTTCACTGTGTCCTAGAGCAGAGGTAATTTCCCCTTCTAGGTGTGCAGCCAGTTCTCTCTTTGTCATCTTTGCCATAAATTATTTACCTTTATTAATAGGGTATTTGGTTGTGTCCTTGGCTTGGGGCTGATTCTGGACCAATTTCATTATGTCCTTAATATCCTTAATATCCTTAGCCATCTCTTCAATCTTTCTAGTCAACCAATGTGGGTTAATACTCATATCCTCTCCTTATACTATCCAATCTAAATTCTGCTTTGGGAGTTCCCGTCCCCATACACTGTCTGCGCCTGTGAATACTACATCTGTTACACACAAGTAACGGAAGGCATCTGAGGCATGAGAAGTCCAGTCGTGTACTGGCTTCTGCGACCAAATCTTTTTCTTGTCATTGTAACTACTACGGTATTGGAGTAAAGCTTCTAGACCTTTTGTTGTCTTTTCTTCATCAAACCAACACTTGTTTAACGTAGTTCTAGTAGTCTCAATACCATCCATAACACGTAGTTTAGGTGCTACTTGAAAGTCTATACCTAAACTAAAAGCAAGGTCCTTGCGTGACTTACCGGTAGAAAACTCCCTAACGACAATATCGTGTGGTGCAATATGAGCACCGTAGCGATAACCTTTTGCGTTGAGGACATCGATATAATGTGGTAAACCTTCTCCTGAACTTTCATAATAATCTATTATGTTAATTGCTTTGCCGTCAAACTGTGCAAACCAAATAGCAGTAGCGTCTGCTACTCCCAAGTCCCACGATGTAACAACCTGTTTACTAGGGTCATAAGGTACTTTACCAACCCTTTCGCCCTCGTAAGCAGCCTCAATCTCTTTAGCATAATAAGCCCCTCTAAGAGCAGCAGACCAAGAACACTCATACTCTTGTTCGTACTCAGTTTCTGCCATATCCTGTTGCGCAAGTTCAAGCTCTTCATCGTCTAATATTCCTGTTTCACTTGCTTTGAACAAGAACCTTGCCCATCCCTTCTTATCGGGCGCAGTGTGATATAAATCATAAAATTCGTTCTTACCTTTGGGTGTACCAATAAATATTGCGTACCCCTTTCTGTCTGACAGTGCAGGTCTTATTACCTCACTGTACATCTTAGGGTTCATCTGGGCATACTCGTCTAAGATGACACCATCCAAATAAATTCCCCTAAGGGTGTCTGGATTATCTGCACCATATAACTGTATCCTAGCACCTAGGAAGTCAGCTCTTAGCTCTGCCTCGTTAAACTTAACATCAGGAAAGCTGCCACATAATCTCTTTAACTCATCCCAAGCAACGGTCTTAGCTTGCTTGAATAAAGGCGCTAAGTAAGCATACCTAGGCGCTCTCTTACCAGACTGGATGTCTTCTACACTGCTCTTAATAAGCTCATTAATAGCAAATACAGTCTTACCAAACCGCCTGTGACATACAACAACATTGAATCTAGCCAAGTTTGTATGTAAATGTTTCTGTAATTCCCTAGGTGTATAGGGTATTACTATACTGCGTCTCCCCTCTTCCATACACTTCTTTCCCTTTAATACGTCTTTCTAGTGTAGCTTGTCTTTCTCTTCCCTTCCGTTAGCGTCAGCTATATCAGTAGCATCATTAGCCCATTGTATGTCAAAGTTCCTGTCTTCAACCACAACGTGTTGTTTAGTGTTCCAACCACATTGGGTCTTAAGCCAGAATGCTGTCATACTTGGACTGTCTCCGGATACTGCCATTTCATAGGCTACTCCTGCTACTCTGGCTGACCTCTTTTCTTTACCAATTGTAAGGTTATGCTGAAAGTACTTTGTAAGGGTAGCATTACTAATACCCATTACCTTTGCTATTGTGTGCTGGTCAAGCCCAATAGTTACCATTTCCTCTACCTTACTATAGTCATCATCTGTAGGCTTATACTTAGAACCTCTCTTGTTCCTAGACTTCTTACCTCCAGCAACTCTAGTTTCACCTGCGTTGTCTATAGTTGGTCTGCCTATTTTACGCTCAATCTTAATTACAGCGTCACTAGGTACAATGCCTGTAGCAGATGCCACAGCAAACTTAGCTTCTTCAATCAGTTCTTTCTCTAGCAGCTTAGCATCCTCTTTAGAGTTTACCTCTGCAAATCCTTTCTTAGCCATACACTATTATTATACACTATAAAATTAAATACTATTAAATACTATAAACTAGACATAGTTTGAATATTGTTTATATACATACCTAGCGTCCATACTAAGTATGTTGATGCTGTTCTATATACTATTATGTATTATATATACTGAAAGCTTCACACTTTGTTTGCTTAGCTTCTATGCTAGGTTTGTGTCTTAACTTTATCAGTTTAGATAAACAATATTATACCATATTTCTAAATAAATAGGTTGGAATACAGGGTTATATTATTGTGCCCGATTCTGGGAATGTATGTGGGCCTATTTTACACGTGGCTATTTCGTGAGCGGATGCCATCTGGTACAGCAACAGCAGGCTGGAAATGTAAAAAAAATAATTTTACATAGAGGTGGGTTTCCCCGTTTTTAGCCCCGCGCGTTTGGGGTGCGTACCCGCGCGTTTTCTTCGAATACCCCCACTCCGTGTGTGTGATTAATAATACCCGACTGCCACGCTTGGTTATTCATTTTGGCGGGAATGCGTGGCGGGAATGCGTGGCATTTATACATTAGCATTTGCTAATACACCAAGGCAATTTTGTTTTTTATTCGTGGCGTGTGCGTGTGAATTTATATATCCCTCACTAATAACGATACAGCGCGAAGTTTTAAGCGTGGCGTTGAAAAAGCGTAACACTGTTACAAGTTTATTGTGTGCAAATAGTCCGTTATGCGCTTGACGTGTGGCCGTATGCCGTGTTAAAATTCTTTTATGGCTTGCGCCCTGCGTGCCTATTTTATAAAACGCTAGGCAATCATAAAAGGAAATACCATGACAAACAAGAAAAACACAAACAACGCAAAAACAATATACAACGCTGACTTGCCACCGCTTGACGCTGATTTCAAAAAAGAGCTTAATAGCTGGCTAAATGCTGATGACAAGGCAAAGGCAACCGAGAGCACACTCAGTGACCGCATACGCGGTTATATGGTGGATGGCTTAGCGGGCAAGCAACAACTTGAACAGGCCGCTTACTTTTTACACTTAGCTGGCAGAAGCGAAAGTTACCGTGCTCTAATTAATCGCCTTACTGCTGAGCTTTTCAATAAAGGCAAAGTAAAGCAAATGGTAGTTATTAAATCCAGTCGCAAAGGCGCTAAAAAAGAGATAGTGCCAGTCGTTCCGCCTACTAAAGAGCAGGCCGAGCAAAAAATCGTTGACTTAGCTGAAAAGGCACGCGACCGCCAGCAGAAGCAGGCCGAAGAATACATGCTTTGCACATACAACACGCTTGACACATTGCGCGCTGAATTTGCCCGTATTGAAGCGCTTTTGACTGCTAAGCTGGCCAAGGCTTCATAACTCAATAATAGCGCCTAAATAAGCTTATTAAGCCCCTTAATTGGGGCTTTTTAGCGCCTGCTGTTCTTGTATTCTCACAGGTTTGACAATGCAGATAAAAAAGCGGATAATGTTAGTATGAATCAAGTATTACGCGTGCAGGGATAAAGAAAAGCGTAACACTGTTACAAGAATTCTCCGAGTGCTAAGCAACACTATAAAAGGCTCATAAATTTACAATTAAAAGGGATAAACAAAAGCTATGAGAAAACTATCAAAACGACAAAAGAACATACTTAAAGACTTTACAAGCTATTACAGCTTTGACCAGTTGCCAGAAGTAACACAATGCCAAGTAGAAAGGGCAAATGATTATGAAAGCCTGCATACTGATGTAGGTATTTTTCTTTCAGATAATTACTATACAAACAGGGATAAACAAAATGCATAAAGTAATAACATTCAAAGGCAAAAGACTGAGCCGTGCAAGGGTAAAGAATAATATTCTTAAAGTGTACAATAAGGCAGACGCGCACACCGATTGGTATGTTGATGCTCATGCTTTTTGTAAGGGATTGAGTATTAAATACAATAGACCGCTTAGTGTTGTTGTTGGTATTGTTTCTGCACTGTCACCACTAAAGACGTGGGATAAAAATAAAGAGATAGCTGAATACTACTTGCAGACAAACAGCGTACTAAAAGGCGGTAAGTATATTAACTTTACTAAGCAGTGCGATAAAGTATTACAACTGGATAGGTGCTGGTTAATATGGAATAAGGTAACAGACGAGGGAATACAGTATATTCTTAAAGGGGAAAAGACAAAATCTTTCTACTTGAATATAATGCACCCATCACAGGAATCAAAAGTCACAGTGGATAGACACGCTATTGCTGTGGCTTTAGGTAGAGTAGCAACAGACGAGGAACAAGCACTGACACCGCTTCATTATGCGTTCTTCGAGGACTGCTACATTTGGACAGCTAAGTTTCTGGGAATAAGACCGCTTATGTTGCAGTCTATTACTTGGGAAACGTGGCGTAATCTTAAATAAAAGGAAACTATTATGTGTGAAAACAAAATAAGCTACATGATGCCCAAAGGTAACTTTGGTTATAGAGAATACATGGTCGAATGCGGTACGACAGACCCATACGGTGAACGTGCGATGTGCGACACTTGTTATGAAGACGAGCATATACGCAGGAATGCCCAGAGACAACAGGAAAACAGCGATGCAGACAATGCTTGGTTGCGTAGTGCTGGATGGGGTGAAATGTAATGGAATATTTCATACTGACTATGATGGGAATGACACTGGTGTTCATGTCCCTAGTATTTGTATTAGCACCAGATGACCTACTAAAAGAGGCGAACAACGCGCCAAGG